CATGATTATCACACTCGGATCGCTTATTGCCCATAGGCGTATATGTTTGACGCGCAATCACGCCAGCATCTATCAGCTTTTCCATATCCAAGTAGTATTTCACATCTGCTTTAGAGCAGCTAGAATGAAAACCTTTCTTAATGTAGATTTCAGGAGCTACTACGATTTGATCATAGGTTCTCCAATATGCGTCATAATAAGAGACTGCATATGAAAGAGCTTCACGTTGAGACTTAAGTAACTTCATCTATAATCCTCCAAGATTATTAAAAATTTAACTCACATTATCTTTATATCACATATGATTTTATTTGTCAACACATACTATTTCATGTACCAACGTTCAATGTGGGCTTCTCCATTCCATCCTTCGAAGTATCGGACAGTCCATGCACGATCATCATTGTCATCTCGATACACTTCTTGACCTTCTTCACCACAATATTTTAGTGCTACTACAGTTGCTTTTTTCCAACTAGTGAAAACACTAATGATACCATCTTGTGAACCTGTTACAATATAAGCATTTGACATAATACATTTCCTTATTGTTTCTATAATCTTTATATAGAAAACTAGGATAATGTCAACTACTATTTTCATTGTTTCAAATAAACCCTTTAATTTACCTTATAAATATAAGTGTAAGAAAAATAGGATACGATTATGCCTCAGTTAAATCCAGTTAATACAAGTGTCTTGAATCCAAAAAAGAACATAAGCACTTTGACAACTACTAACTTTTTACAGCCAACAGGCTTTAAGATGTTGATCAATCGTAAGAATTTTCCAAACTTAGAATACTTTGCGCAATCGTTTACGCATCCTGACATGACTGCATCTGCTGTAGAGTTACCATATTCACGTGTGAGTTCAGTGCCTTTTGCACCAGATAAAATATCATTCGGAGAGCTTAGTGTTAATGTTATCCTTGATGAAGAATTAAATTCATATCAAGAGATGCAGAATTGGCTTGAGAGATTAGTAGAAACAAAAGAAAAAAGACCTATGGGATTAAGTGGTACTGTGGACTATGATGTTAGCCCACCAACGTATGCAGACATTACATTGTCAGTATTATCAAGTGCCAATAACACACTCAAACAAATAAGATATATAGACTGTATGCCAACATCGATAGGCTCTGTAAACTTTGAAGCGGTGTCTACTGAACAAACTATTGCATATCCTGTTAACTTCAGGTATACTTACTTTGAAATTAGATAAAATATGAAGGATTATTATGATAGACTTAAATGTGATTTTAGATATGTGGCAAGAAGATTGCCAAATTAATACAAAGCTAGACGAAGCTTCAAGACTTACCCCAAAACTACACGCCAAGTATTTGAGACTTCTCTCAGAGGCTAAACTGATGTCTAAGAGATCAGAACAATCTCAAAAGATATTACTAAAGCAAAAATGGCTTTACTATAATGGTAAAATGTCTGGCGATGATATTGTGGCTAATGGTTGGGAGTACGATCCTTTTCATGGTCTTAAAGTATTAAAGGGTGAAATGGACTACTACTATAACGCTGATACTGATATTCAAAAATCAATAGAGAAACTTGAGTATTGGAAAACTGTTATAAGTACCTTGAGTGAAATAGTATCTAATATTAATTGGCGACATCAGACAATTGGTAATATGATTAAATGGAAAACTTTTGAAGCAGGTGGATAATGAGTAAGCACAACGATACATTTAAATTAGATGTAGAAGATTTGGATATTATAGATCACGCATTACGAATGTACGTGGCAAAGCTGTCCAGAAGGTATACCCTTGATGTAACTCCAACAGACGCAAATGTGCGAGTGTATGGTGAAGGTCGTGCTGAAGGTACTGAGCTTAGTAAGATAGAAAATCTCCTAGGTAGACTACACGATCAGAAACAATGGTACAGACCAAAAGGTTCTTATATTAGTGGCTGATATTACATTAGAGCTTAAAGACTATAGCATGCTCACGATAGACTGTGACCTTGGTATTGCTCAAGAGCTAAGTGATTACTTTTCCTTTTTTGTACCAGGTTACAAATTTATGCCAGCCTTTAAAGCAAAGGTTTGGGACGGAAAGATACGTCTATACAATTCTATGAATGGCGAGTTGTCTTCTGGACTTTACGTTTATGTTATTAAGTTCTGTGCAGAGCGTAAGTATAGCATGGATACAATAGAGACCGCGTATGGGCTTCCAGCGGTGTTGGACGAGATAAATGAAGACCATTTGCTAGAGTTCTACAATTTATTGAATATGCCGTACACGCCTAGAGAATATCAGCACGATGCAGTTATGATTGGCCTTAGACGTAAGAACGCTATTCTACTATCTCCAACTGGTTCAGGTAAATCTTTAATCATGTATATTTTAATGAGGTATATTTTAGCAACGTGTAAGAACAAAATACTTATTATTGTTCCTACAACATCGTTGGTTGAACAGTTGTATAAAGATGTTTCTGATTATGGATACGATGCTGATGCAAAAGTTCATAGAATATATTCTGGTAAAGATAAAGATACTAATAAACGTGTGATAATTTCTACATGGCAATCGATATATAAAATGCCACGTAAATGGTTTCATCAGTTTGATGCGATATTTGGTGATGAGTGTCATGGATTTAAATCAAAGTCTTTGTCGTCTATTATGAACAAGGCAGTAGAAGCAAAATATAGATTTGGTCTTACAGGAACTTTAGATGGTACACAGACACACAAGCTAGTGTTAGAAGGTTTGTTTGGTCCTGTCTACCAAGTCACAAAAACAAAGACGTTACAAGATGCTGGAGACCTTGCTCAATTAAAAATTACTATGTTGATGTTGAAGTATGCAGACGAAACAAGACTTGATAATACAAATAACGATTATCAAAAGGAAATAGAATTTATAATAAAGCATGAAGGACGTAATAAATTTATACGTAACCTTGCCTTAAATCAAAAGGGCAACACTCTAGTATTGTATCTAAGAGTAGAAGGTCATGGAAAACCTTTGTTTGATATGATACAGGCTAAAGCATCAGAAGGTCGTAAGGTATTCTTTGTTTCTGGTGACGTTGATGCCAAAGTAAGAGAAACTATTAGAGGGATTGTTGAAACGCAATCTGATGCTATCATTGTGGCTTCTCTAGGGACGTTTTCTACTGGTATAAATATACGTAACCTACACAATATAGTGTTCGCATCACCGAGTAAATCACAAATCAAGGTGTTACAATCTATTGGGCGTGGGCTTCGTAAGTCAGATAATGACACGACTACACAGTTGTTTGATATAGCAGACGACTTACATTGGAAAGCAAAGAAGAACTTCACGCTCTTACATTCGGCTGAAAGAGTTAAGATTTATCATAAAGAACAATTTGATTATAAAATAGTACAGGTGGACATAGAATGAAACACATAAAGCATATGAAGTTAGGTGATGGTACAGAGATCGTTGCTGACATAGTAGAATGGCCTACCGAAGAAGAACACTCATTTGTAATTAAAAATGTGTATGAGATTCATTGTGTAGATAATGAATTGACTGGTAGGTTCTTTCAGTTTAGAACATGGATGGTATACCAAGATCAGCAACAACTACAGGTATTAAACCCTGATTTTGTTATGGCAGAAGCCAACCCCACACAAGAACTCCTCAAGCACTACTATAATGCAATCGAAGCAAAAGAGCTGACCGATGAAGAATTGGCACAGCGTATGAAAGAAATAAGTGGCTTTAAAATAACACATGAAGACGAAGAGATTACCGAAGAAAAAGATACAGACAATATTTTATCCTTTCCTGGAAAGACAGTACACTAGGTATATACTACCCTTCAATACATTACTTCTTTATTATATACACGTTTGAACAATCTGTCAATAGCTAAATGAAGTGAGAAAAACCAATTTAAGGGTTTACAGTTTATTATTAATGGTTTATAATTGAAAGAACATTAGGAGTTATCATGGCTAGACGCACAAAAGAAAACATCCATTACGTCAACAATAAAGACTTTTCAAATGCAGTGGTAGAGTATTGCACAGTATTACAAGAGGCTCAGGCTAATGAAACATCTTTACCCATTGTGTACGATTATATTGCTAACTGCTTTCTAAAGATTGCAGAGGGTTTATCTCATAAGTCAAATTTTATTGGATACACATATCGTGAAGAAATGG